AGGGGTGCTTCAATACGAAACTGCAAGAAGCAATGTGAGAAGGGCGACCAGTGAGCGTGGTCAGCTAAGTAACTGATAAGCTTCTGGTCTTTCTCTGTAAGGTCGAGATGGTTTCCCACCTTGACCCGCTCTGATTCCTTGTTAAAGGAAACACGGGCAGCGTTTACCACGGTGAGGTCGCTGCCCATAAAATCAATCAATGATACTTTCATTAGTCGAAGACTCCAATTATACTACAGTTGTTCATGGGAAGCAATAAGCTTGTCGAGATACCACTGACATTTTTTTAAGTCTTCCACAGGCTTACCCTTGTACTGGTATCGCCATAGATATTTCATGCAGTTGCCCTTGAGGTAGCCACGATATTCTTCGGGTGACATGCTTGCCTCAATGGCTTGGATTGCCTCCACACCCTTACGGTTGTAATGTGCGGGGCTGTTTACTGGGTCATCACTTGGTGTCTGTGTGTATCCAAACTTAGTGTCCAAGGATTGCGTTGATTCGTTTTCTGACATATTCAATTTCTCCTGTATGCAACACCTTATAGGCGAAGTCTCTCATGTAGTTCGGGTCAACACCCGCATTGGTACAGACTTCCTCAAAGTCTGCTGCGGTAGTTCCTATTGAAGCAAAGAACCATGCTGTTGCCCTGTCCCTTTCGATGCGTGCCTCTGAAGGCTCACCCCTGTAGGGTTTCTTTGTCGCATCTAGCAACGCCTGAAGGAGGACACATAGAAACAGCGTCTGTTCAGGTGATGAAGAGTCTGGTCTAAACTCGTCCAGATGAATTGTTATTCTACTACTGGACATCTTATTTGTCAAGCCATTCTTTTGGAATGCCCTCGTTTAATTTACAGAACTGATAGCCGTATTTATTACACCAGTCTGCATAGGTCATCTTACCGCCCTTGTATAGCTTGCGGTAGGGATTGTCAAAGACAAAGCGAATATCAACATCGGGATACTGACTCTTAATGAACAGGTGTTTCTTCCTGTCTTCTGCCATGAAGCGACCCTTGACTTCTAGCACAACCCCATTGGGCAGGAAAAAGTCTGGTGTATACTTCTTGTCCTCACGCCACTCATATGGCAGCGTGTCTCGCTCATACTCAAAGTCTATCTTTTGTTTGTGAAGCTGTTGTGCTGCCTCGTATTCTGAATTGGATTTGTATTCGTGATTATATTTTTTTCTTTTCATAACTCCAGTTCTTCGACTTGAGGTGTCTTTGCTACCTGCGTTAGATACCTTACGCCGTTAGAATATTTGAATGCACGAAGACCAGAGCCATCATTGGCATCAGCCCAGCATTTCTTTTTGTAGGGGCAGAACACACAGCCAATCGCCAGCTTGCGGTTGCCTGACTCCCCGTCCTTTGCATCACTGTAGCAACGGGCAGGCGCTTGCCCTTCCTTAACCACACCCTTGAGGTGTCGCACCCTGGCGGGGGCATCAATCATCTCCATGTCGTGAATGGGTAGGATGCAAAGCTCGCTGCTGTTCTTGTCGATTGCAAAGAAGGCGGCTTCCTTGCGGTTGTTCTTGGTGGCCGAGGCACTAATATACGCGAAGTAACCAAACGGGTCATCCTCTGACAGCCTGCCATCCTTGAATTTCTTAAATGCGAATGACGATGCTGACTTGATGTCAACCAATACGTCATCAATCACACAGTCCTGATGTCCAAGCACACCTTCAACCTCTACGGTATCCTGTGCCTCTTCTACCTTGTGGCCTGATGCTTTGGTGAGACAAATCAGGAGAGCCTCAAGGACATGACCCATTAAGAATTTAATCTTGGTCTGCCCATTGATGGACTCTCCCTCTTCGCCTTGTACTCCGTACCAAATCTGACGGTCTGGTTTGCCGATTGAAGACAGACGTAGGTGTGCTGCACCTTCACGCTGACCTTCACGGAGTATGTTTTCGACAGCCTCTCGCACAAGACTGCCGACCTCATCAAGGGCTTCCTTAACATGAGCCTGTTCAACATCAGCACCTTGCTCAAGCATAGTGTAAATGTCAGGAATAAGTGTGTCTAATGTTTTGGTCATATGTTAATCCTTGTATTCGCTGGCTGCTACAGCCGTTTGAAGTTGCTCAACCATCTCCTCAAATGAGGAACACAGCCGCTTGGTGGTGTGGTAGTCTCCTGCGTCTGTCTGACCAGAATACTCCACGATATAACCGTTCTCTGCAAAGTTAATAGTAACGTAGTTAACATCTTTCTCAATTACTTTCATGTCGTTCCTTTCATTGGTGAACACGGCAGGACTTGAACCTGCAACCTGCAGATTAGAAGTCTGCTGCTCTATCCAGTTGAGCTACGTGTCCTAGCTCTTACGTCTCACCCTCTTACGAAGGCGCTCTGCTTTGTGTGCAATGTACTCTTCCTCGTCTGCGAAGAAGTTGTGTATTGTTTTAAGTAGCCGCAATTGAAAGGCTTTTAGATACTTGCCCCGTGGGAAAGCCCACCCGACAAAGAAGCCTGCGATTGCGAAGTAAAACAACACCACCTGTACTGGTAAATCTAAATCCATTGTAATCTCCTATGTAAGTGATAGCGTTCCCACCCTCGCAGCTATCTTCGGCGGCCAAATCTAGATGCCGCCCCCGTGCTTATCAACTACCTAGAAAGGAACTTCGTCATTCATTGCTTCATTAGTTGATGGTGCTTGTGCAGCAGTAAAGCCATCTTCGACATCGAAGTCTTCTCCTGCTTTATACTCAACCAAGTCAACGACTTGAACTTTCTTGAGCAATGGCGAGACACCTGACTTGCCATTCATTTCCCACGCAAATGGTGTGTACATTACATTCACAGTGCTACCGTTGCCGATGAGTCCCGTGAAGGGTTGCTTCTGCGTGTCCACCACTGACGGTGCTTCGTTCTGTGAACCATCACGGCGTGCTACCTTCTGGCGAATGTGGACAAAATCACCACGCTCGTCATCTTTGTTCTTGATGGTAACACCATCTGACTCAAACGCTGCACGGTTGTTGTCATCCACAAGGATGTCGATACCCCATTCAGGTTCGTAAGTTGTATTCGGTTGTTGTACTGATGCCCAATAGGCTTTACCTTTTACTACGGTCATTTCGTTCTACCTTTCGTTTTGGTTGTCATGTCGTGGCGATATTGCCAACGACCACTATATAGTGCCACATCTAGAATCAAATGTCAACACTTTTTTTCTAGTGGGTTTCTGCCCACGTTTTCCCGACCTTGTATTCACTGTCGAGAGGACAACGAACCTTGAGCGATTGCTCTGTTAGTTTCATTGCCAGCTTTGTAACCTCGCCAAGTTCTTCGGCGTGGTCTTTGCGAACCTCGAACTGATACTCATCGTGAATACTCGCAACGAGTTTGAAGTCGAGCTTGCGCTTTGTTGCCTGTATGATAATGTGCTTGAGCCATTCCTTACAGACGATTGCACCTGCCCCCTGTAGCAGGGAGTTGAGTGCTGCATGTGCAGAGCGTATCTGCAACACACGCCCATCAATGCCTAGCACATAGCCACGTGATGCAAGCTTGTCTACCTTGCTACGTAGTGCCTTGAGTGCAGGCATGTTGGATAAAAACTTATCAATTAATTTCTTACCATCTTTGGCTGTGCCATCTACAATCTTACCAATCTTAGCTGCCCCTGCACCATACAGGAAGGCGTAGATGAATGTCTTGGCGTTGTCTCGTGTTGGTAATCCTGCTGCTTTCTGGTTGGCGGTATGCACATCACCATCAACAACCTCACGTGTGAAGTCCTTGTCGTTCATGTAGTGTGCCAGCATTCGCAACTCTAGCGATGACGCATCACAACCCAGAAGTACACTATTACCAACGCTATCAGTGACGGTTCGAGTAGTCCAGACATCTCTGCATTCCTTTCCATATGGTGAGTAAACAGCAGGACACTGTGCCATGTTAGGCGAGGTGTGTGTCATACGACCAGTGATTGTACCTAGCGTCCACACCTTTCCATGTACACGCCCATCAGCACCGACTGCTTCTATCCAAGATTTAATTTGTGAGACACGTTTCTCTAAGAGAAGAAAGCGTGCGACCATTCGTGCTTCGGGTATGTCAACCTTTGACAGCACATCCTCTGATACAATGGCCTGACCTTTTTCTGTGTAGGCATGAGGCTTCCAACCCAACTCCGAAAGACGCTCTGCAATCTGCTTGCGTGAGGCGGGGTTGAACACAGTCACCTTGTTCTTCAGACGCTTGCCAGTCTTTTCAGACACACGAACCTCGACAATAGGTGGGAACTTATGTTGTAGTTGTTCCTTAATCTTAGAGGCTTCATCTGACAGTCGAGCCATCAATTGCATGGCGGCAGGCACATTGAGTGCGAAGCCGTTACGCTCTTGCTGGTCTACAATAGCACGCACCTGATGTTCAAGGCGGATGCTGCGTGGTGAGAAGCGTTTAAGTTCTGGTATCAAGGCGTTGTATACACGTTCTGTAATCTCTACATCACGAATACAATACTTCAACATTGTATCTGAATAGCCAGACCAATCATTGAACTCAATCTTTTTATACCCCAGAGACTTGCCCCATGCGTCAAGCGAGTGACCGCCTTCACGCACAGGGTTCGTCATCTGTGACAGGATAAGTGTATCACGTATCTTGTCTAGGGGTATATTGATATTAAGCAGCCGCTTCAGAACGG